ACCTTCATCATCTGGGCCAAGAACACCTTCACGCTGGGCCGCGCCGACTACCAGCGCCAGTACGAGCCGATCCTCTACGGATGGCCGGAGGGGGCGCAACGCCACTGGTGCGGCGACCGCGACCAGGGCGACGTCTGGAACATCAAGAAGCCACAGAAGAACGACCTGCACCCGACGATGAAGCCAGTGGAGTTGGTCGAGCGTGCAATCCGCAATTCGAGCCGGCCCGGCAACGTGGTGCTCGACCCGTTCGGGGGCTCGGGCACGACCTTGATCGCCGCCGAGAAGTCGGGGCGGCAGGCGCGGCTGATCGAGCTCGACCCCAAGTACGTCGACGTGATCGTGCGCCGCTGGCAGGACTGGACCGGCCAGCAGGCCACCCGCGAGTCGGATGGCCTGGCACTCGATCAGGCCGCCAGCGAGTCCTCGACGATCTCGGTGTGAATCACGAAGCCCGTCAGGTAGGGCATGCCGCGCGGGATGCCGTAGTCCTTGCTGGTCTGGCGCCCGATGGTCCAGCCCATCCACTGCTGGGTGGCGGCGTTGATCGCATCTGCGAGGGGCCGGGCTGCGTGCAGTTGGTTGAGGACGTCGTCCGCGAAGTGGCGGCCGTGGCGGCTGTCGAGGAAGGTCCTGACCGATTCGAGGGGCTGACCAGTGGCGTCCGAGATGGCGGTCATCGCCAGGGGCCAGGCGGCCTCAGCCTTCTCGTTCATCGTGCCCCAAAAGCCCCAGGCATCGTTCTGGGTGGCGGGGATCGGGCGGGCGGTGTTCATCTCGGGCTCCTTGGCGTTGATCGTTGCGACGCTCGTAGTAACGCGCTGTTCGATGGAGAAGCCAAGCGCGGCTCGGCCTCTTCTTCGATCTTTCTGATCAGGCAATCCGATAGACCCGTTCGCCACCCTGCGGCTTGTCCGAGACGATGGCCAGCCCGAGCTTTTTCTTGAAGGCCCCGGCGAAGGTGCCGCGCACGGTGTGCGCCTGCCAGCCGGTGGCCTCGCAGATCTGGCGAACGGTGCTGCCCTCGGGGCGGCGCAGCATCGCGATCACCTGGGCTTGCTTGCTGTTCTCGCGGGTGCGGGGTTTGGTGTCCGTGCGCTCCTTCGCCCACGTTGCTTCGGCGGCCGCTACGGCGGCCTCGATCTCAGGGTCGGCTTCCTGAGACACGGGTGCGGGGCGTTCGCGTCCCATCGCGTCGTAGCCCTCGGCGGCGACGAACCAGTCGGCACCGTCGGTGGTGATCAGGGTGCGGTTGAAGAGACCGTCGAGCACCTTCTTGCGGGCGCCGCCTTTGATGTTGTCGGGGAACCAGACGATCTTGCCGTCGTTGTGTTCGAGGGCGTAGGCCAGGATTGCGTGCTGGGCGGGGGTCAGTTGGCTGGTGGTCATCTCTTGCTCCTTGCAGGGGTTGATCGGGTGACGTGATGAACGCGCTGTTTGCCGGTGAAGCCAAGCGCCTTCTGCTTGGCTTCGCACTGCGTGTCAGCTCTTGCGCAACTCGGCGATGCCGGCCTGCGCCAGATCGAGCGCGGCGGCGTGGAAGGCGGCTTCGGCCACCCAGGGCGCGGCACGGGCGTCGTCGAGCAGTTGCTCCATCACCGTGCGGCTCTTGGCGCGCATGGCGGCGCAGGCTGCTTCGAGGTCGTCGCGGCTGGCGGCGGCGACCTCCTGACGGCATGTGCGTACCAGCACCGTCAACGCCGCCTCGGCGAGCTTGGTGGCCAGGTTGTCGGCAGTCGTGGTGCTCATCGTGCGTCCTTTCAATAGCGTGGTTCGGGGTGACGTGATGAACGCGCTGTTCGCCCGTGAAGCCAAGCGCTTCCTGCTGGTGTTCTGGGGTTGTTGATCAGCTGTTGGCCTTGTCCGACATGGCGGCCTTGCGGCCCTCCTCGATCCCGGCCTTGAAGGCGGCCTCGAGGGCGTCTCGAACGCGCCAGACCGCGACGTCGTGGAAGTCGAGGCTGTCAGACCTGCGCGTCTGCAGCGTCTCGATCCCGAGGTGTTGCTGGGCGATCTGGGCGAGGAGGATTTCGAGCTTGCTCATGTCGGTGTCCTTCGATGGGGTTGGCGATGGACGTATGAACACGCTGTTCTCGATGGAAGCCAAGCTGAATCCGAAGGACTGACGATGAATTGATCGAAGAGGGCAATGGGAATTTCGATTCGGGCTTACGCCCGCCACCGGGGCGTGACCGATACGGCCGTACACAAGGCGATCCGCACAGGGCGCATCGCGCCCGAGGCGGACGGCACCATCGACCCGCATAAGGCAGACCGCGAGTGGGCGCGCAACTCGGAGCCGCCGAAGGCTGGCACCCGTGCGAAGACACCGAAGGCTGTCGTGCCGGATGCGCCGTCTGCGGGCGGCGAGGGCCCGGCGGCACTGCCAACCGGTGGCGCCTCGCTACTCCAGGCGCGCACGGTCAACGAGGTGGTCAAGGCACAAACGAACAAGGTGCGCCTGGCCCGCCTCAAGGGCGAACTGGTCGACCGCAATCAGGCCATCGCGCATGTGTTCAAGCTGGCACGGTCTGAACGCGACGCTTGGTTGAACTGGCCTGCCCGGATCTCGGCACAGATGGCGTCACGGCTCGATATTGATCCGCACGCGATGCACATCGCGCTGGAGGCTGCCGTGCGAGAGCACCTGCAGGAACTGGGCGAGATGCGACCTCGAGTGGACTGATGCTGGACGTCGACTATGAAGGCGCGGCCGAGATTGAGCGTGCCTGGCGCGAGGGACTGACACCGGACCCACTGCTGACGGTGTCCGAGTGGTCGGACCGCCACCGGATGCTGTCCAGCAAGGCATCCGCGGAGCCGGGCCGCTGGCGTACCAGCCGCACGCCGTACCTCAAGGCGATCATGGACTGCCTGTCGCCGACATCACCGGTCGAGCGGGTGGTGTTCATGAAGGCCGCGCAGCTGGGCGCCACCGAGATGGGCTCGAACTGGATCGGCTACGTGATCCACCACGCACCCGGGCCAATGATGGCGGTCTGGCCGACGGTGGAGATGGCCAAGCGCAACTCGAAGCAGCGCATCGACCCGCTGATCGAGGAGTCGGCCGCGCTGGCGGAACTGATCGCACCGGCGCGCAGCCGGGACTCGGGCAACACCATCCTGGCCAAGGAGTTCCGGGGCGGCGTGCTGGTCATGACCGGCGCTAACAGCGCGGTGGGCTTGCGCTCGATGCCGGTGCGCTACCTGTTCCTCGACGAGGTGGACGGCTATCCCCTGGACGTCGAAGGCGAAGGCGACGCGATCTCGCTGGCGGAGGCACGCACGCGCACCTTCGCGCGCCGCAAGATCTTCATCGTCTCGACCCCGACGATCTCGGGCGCGAGTGCCATTGAGCGCGAGTACGACGCGAGCGACCAGCGCCGGTACTTCGTGCCCTGCCCGCATTGCTCGCACCGTCAGTGGTTGCGCTTCGAGCAGCTGCGCTGGGAGCGCGGCGAGCCCGAGTCGGCGGCCTACATCTGCGAGTCCTGTGACGCTTCGATTGCCGAGCACCACAAGACCTGGATGCTCGAACACGGCGAGTGGCGAGCGCTGGTGCCGGAGAACGGCATCAAGACGGCGGGCTTCCATCTGTCCTCGCTGTACAGCCCGGTCGGTTGGCGCAGCTGGCGGGAGATTGCCGCCGCCTGGGAGAGCGCCGTGAGCAAGGAGTCAGGCTCGGCAGCGGCGATCAAGACCTTCAAGAACACCGAGCTCGGCGAGACCTGGGTCGAGGAAGGCGAGGCCCCCGATTGGCAGCGGCTGGTCGAGCGCCGGGAGGACTACCCCATTGGCAGAGTGCCTGAGGGTGGTCTGCTGCTGGTCGGCGGCGCCGACGTGCAGAAGGACCGCATCGAGGCGTCGATCTGGGCCTTCGGGCGCGGCAAGGCGTCCTGGCTGGTGGAGCACCGCGTGCTGATGGGTGACACCGCCCGTGACGCGGTGTGGAAGCGGCTGGCGGAGTTGATCGCGGAGAGCTGGACCCACGCATCGGGCTCGGCCATGCCGCTGGCGCGCTTCGCGCTGGACACCGGCTTTGCGACGCAGGAGGCCTACGCTTTCGTGCGTGCTTGCCGCGACCCGCGCGTGATGCCGGTCAAGGGAGTTCCACGCGGCGCGGCGCTGATCGGCACACCGACTGCGGTCGATGTCTCGCAGGCTGGCAAGAAGCTGCGCCGAGGCATAAAGGTCTACAGCGTGGCGGTGGGCATCGCCAAGCTCGAGTTCTACAACAACCTGCGCAAGAGCGCGGACGTCGATGAGGACGGCGTGACGGTCACGTACCCGGCCGGCTTCGTCCACCTGCCGAAGATCGACGCCGAGTTCATCCAGCAGCTCTGCGCCGAACAACTGATCACGCGCCGCGACCGCAACGGCTTCCCGATCCGCGAGTGGCAAAAGATGCGCGAGCGCAACGAGGCGCTGGACTGCTACGTGTACGCCCGGGCCGCCGCGAGTGCGGCCGGGCTGGACCGTTTCGAGGAACGCCACTGGCGCGAACTCGAACGACAACTCGGGATGGAGCGGCCACCGGATGAGGCGCCACCGATTGAACCCTTCGATGCAGACGAGGCCACCCACAGCGGTGGCCTCGCTGTTTCTGGCAACCGCAATACCGGCCGGCGCGTGATCAAGAGCCGCTGGCTGACCCGCTGAGGATCTTCGTGACCTACACCACCACCCAACTCGACGCGCTCAAGCGTGCGCTGGCCACCGGCGAGCGCCGCGTGAGCTTCGCCGACAAGACGGTCGAGTACCGCTCGGTCGAGGAATTGCAGGCGGCGATCCGGACCGTTGAAGGCGAGCTCGCACGCAGCGCTGGGGCAAGTCGCAAGCGCCAGATCCGCGTCACCACGGCGAAGGGCTTCTGATGACCTGGGTCGCCAAGCTCCGTGGCCTGCTCGGGCAGCAACCGGTCCACGAGGCCGCCGGCCGAGGACGGCGCTCGCTCGCGTGGATGCCGGGCAACCCGGGCGCGGTGGCCGCCATGCTGGCCACCAGCACCGAGCTGCGCATCAAGAGCCGCGACCTGGTGCGCCGCAATGCGTGGGCGCAGGCTGGGATCGAAGCCTTCGTCGCCAACGCCGTCGGCACCGGCATCAAGCCGCAGAGCCTGTCGACCGACGAACGCTTCAAGGCCGACGTCCAGGCCCTCTGGCGCGACTGGACTGAGGAGGCGGACGCTGCCGGCCAGACCGACTTCTACGGCCTGCAGGCACTGGCTTGCCGCGCGATGCTCGAAGGCGGCGAGTGCCTGATCCGGCTGCGTCCGCGTCGCCCCGAGGACGGGCTGTCGGTGCCGCTGCAGCTCCAACTGCTGGAGCCTGAGCACCTGCCGATCAGCCTGAACACCGAACTGCCCTCGGGCAACGTGGTGCGCGCCGGCATCGAGTTCGACGCGATGGGTCGACGTGTGGCCTACCACCTGTACCGCTCGCACCCGGAGGACGGTCGGCTGGCCCCGATGTCGGGCCAGGGAGGGCTGGACACGGTCCGCATCCCGGCCGCCGAAATCATCCACCTCTACCGGGTGCTGCGCCCTGGCCAGATCCGCGGCGAGCCGTGGCTGTCCCGGGCCCTGGTCAAGCTCAACGAGCTGGACCAGTACGACGACGCCGAGCTGGTGCGCAAGAAGACCGCCGCGATGTTCGCCGGCTTCGTGACCCGCCAGAGCCCCGAGGACAACCTGATGGGCGAAGGCGCCGCTGACGGCGAGGGCGTCTCGCTGGCCGGTCTGGAGCCCGGCACGCTGCAGATCCTGGAGCCCGGCGAGGACATCAAGTTCTCCGATCCGGCCGACGTCGGTGGCTCCTACTCCGAGTTCCTGCGCACCCAGTTCCGCGCCGTCGCCTCGGCCATCGGCGTCACCTACGAGCAGCTGACCGGCGACCTCACGGGTGTCAATTACTCGTCCATCCGTGCCGGGATGCTGGAGTTCCGCCGCCGCTGCGAGATGGTGCAACACGGCGTGCTGGTGCATCAGATGTGCCGACCGGTGTGGGCGGCATGGATGAAGCAGGCGGTGCTGGCCGGCGCCCTCGAAGCGCCGGGATTCGCCCGAGGTGGCGCCGCTCGCCGCCGGCAGTACCTGCAGGCCAAGTGGATTCCGCAGGGT